CTACAATTTTTTTATCAATAAAATAAATTTCTTGAGGAAGTTCTGTAGTGCTTGATGGAGTACCAAATGGATTTTGGTTTGATGGGAAGTTACTGGCATCAAGGAACTGAGCCATAGTTCTATGACGAATTAATTTAGCTCCCTGCAAATCATTAAAAGGTGTTGTTGCATTTGCTGTTGCCATCAGTGCTGTAATAGTTCCTAAAACATTAGAAACAGTAAGAGTTGGTCTTGGTAAAGTTCCCCTTCCTACATATTCAAAACCCTCTGCTATTACTGGAAATTTTGTGTAAGTATTTCCTTGCCAGATAATATTTGCGTTGCTATTCATACCCACACCTGAATGAAACCTAGTTACATCAGTTGAGCCATGCAATGCAGTGACTAAAGTAATCGAATAAAGTTCAATTATTGACTTATTAGAAAGAGATTGAAGCTCTGCCGTTGGTATTGCCATCAGGGTTCAAATACCTCTCTAAAGGTGCAGTTTAAAGTTGCTCTATTATTGTAAGGTATTGTCTTTGTCCAAGATTGACAAACATATTGACCAGCACCCGACAAAGTTACTGTGACATTACCGCTATTTGTACCAGATGAAGCTGCTGTGACAGTAAAAGTGTCTACTGTAGGAGTTGTGGCAATAACAAAGTCTCCATCAGTAGCTGAGCCAGAGGTGTAGTCAATAGTCACAACATCACCAATTGCAAGACCATGATTTGTGATAGTTATAGTTACAGTTGTGCTACTTGACTGTGAATAAGTTCCTGTTTGAGAGCTTCCTTCTGCTGGTGGGGTAAATGTAAAACTTGCTTGGTCATTTACACGACTACGCAAGAACCCTTCTATAACATCAGCTTCCGTTTCTGAAACATTGAAAGTAAGATCATATACTTTTGGATCTTGAGTTAAAGGCAAGCCAAACAAAGCCCTAAACTCATAACCATCACCAAAAGAAGTTGTCCTTATCTTTGGTCTGCTTGTTTTTCTAACTCCGTAGGTTGGAGTAATGCTTGGAAAAGTTGCCATTTATGTAGTAAGTAAACCCCCAGCTCGTTTCTCTTTTATTAGTTGAGCCTGTACAGCTTGACCAATTACCTGTCCTAATTGATTTGCATCGGCTGTATCTCCCTGCACAGAACTTCCAGAGGCATCTACATTCACAGTGATCATATTAGTTACATTGCCACCTCCTAATTTTTCATTTGAGGTTATTTTTCCAGAGCTGCTAGGTGTAAATAATTCTGGTCCTCTTTCTCCAACAAGATATGATTTGCCAGCAGATACAGGTCCTCCATTTGCTTTTTTACCACCAAAAAGCCCACCTAATGCTTTTCCTAAGAAATTTCCAATACCCGAAACAGCTTGTTGTATGGCTAGTTCAACAAGTTGTCTTTTTAAATTATTTAATACACCAGTCGCAGCTTCAGCTAAAGATTTTGTACCCATAACAGCATCAGTTAAACCACTAACAATCCCTTGTTCAATTCCTTGACCAATTTCCATAAATTTCTCTTTTAAATTTTCTGTTGTGCCTACAGTTTCTTTTAATTTTTTATTTAGAATTTCTGCTTTATCTATCTCAAACAGACTTGTTTCTAAATTAATTGCTTTTATTCTTTTTTTATCATCTTCTATTTGATTTATTTCTTTTAAAGAATCTATTAACCTAAATTTTCTCTCTAGTAACTGTTTGTCAAAATCATTATCTGTTTTTTTAAGTGCAATTTGTCTCTGTAAAGTTTTTACGATATCAGCACCTTTGTCTTTTTTTGAATCTTTGGTTAAAGGATCTGGACTTTCAAATCCTGTTTTTGGCGGATTTATGGCACGACCTGTCTTTACATCATATTTAATACCGCCAACTTCATAAGTTCCTCCACCAACGTCAAATCCTCGTGATTCAAGATTTTTTCTTACACTTTTTTCTTTTTGTAAAGTTGCTATTAATTTTTCTTGTTCTTTTATTTGTCTTTGAATACCACGTTTAGCGTTGCCTCTAGCATCACTATTTTTAAGTTGAGCAAGTGTGTTAAGCTCAGTCTCAATCCTTTCTTCTAATAATTTTGATGATCCGTTTTCAAGTAAATTATTTAACTCTTTTTGTTCTCTATTTTGATTAATTATTGATTTTGTAAGAGCATAAAGACCAGCTGTGACACCTGCAATAAGAGCTAATAATGGACCACCGACAGTAGCAGTTATACCAATTAGTAAAGCCTTAAGAGTTTTTATTGTTCCTATTACTCCTATTATCAATGGTTTTAATACGGTAAAAGCAGTTATTAAAGTACCAGTAACTACAACAAATGACGTTATTTCTGGAGGAATTGCATTAACAATTGCAGTCAGATCTGTTAAAGCGACTGTTATAAGTTTTGTAGCTGGCAGTAATGCTTTTCCTACTGTTATTTGAAAATCTACGATTTCATTTTGTAAGTTTTTAAATACTTGAGTGGGATCATTTTCTAATAATGCTTTTAATGAAGCCACACCATCTACTTCGACTTTCTTCAAAGCACGAATAACAACATCAGATGTAAGTTTTCCCTGTGCAGCAAATTCTTTAAGTTCTCCAACAGTCACACCAAGTTCGGCAGCAATAGGAGCAAGTATTGTTGGAACTTGCTCTGCAATACTTCTAAATTCATCTCCTTGCAATCTTCCAGAACCAAGAGCCTGTGCTAATTGTCTAAATGCATTAGATGCTTCTATTGATGAAGCACCAGCAAGTTTTGCAGCTGTATTAAAACCAACAAAAGTTGTTCTTATATCCTCAACTCCAACACCAAGAGGTGCAAGTCTAGCAGTTATATTTGTAATTCCTTCAAGAGCTTCAACAGAACTTATGCCAAATAGTTTTTGAGCTTCTGCTGCAATTTCTGTTGATCTTGTAAAAGTTCCATTTTGCTCGGTCAATAATTTTAAACGTACATTTAGTTGTTCAAAACTTGCAGCTGTTTGTATAGACCTCCTTCCAAACTCAACTAAACCAACTGCAGCGATTGCTTTTCCTAAACTGTTAAATCTTGTTGATAAACCTTTATTTCTTTTTTCTAATACGTTAAAAGATCTTCCTAGTTTTTTACTGGCGTCATTGATTGATTTTAGCTTTCTACTAGCCTTATCAACAATGTCAATTGTAACGCTAGAAAATGCCATTAATTAGCTTTTTTTATTTAGTATATCTTGTATTTCGTGCTTTATCCATTTCCCTCTTTTCATCTTGAGTTTTGTTTTCATAATAAGCTGCCCAATGTATAAATTCAGTGTGAGACATTTGATTCCGTAATTGATGAATGGTCATACCTAATTCTGTTGCTAGGAAAAACTCGAATTGTAACCAGCTGTCCCCCCTCAGTCTTTTTTTGCTTCGTCAAGATCCTCTCCCAAAGCTCCAAATAAAAATAATTCAATTTCGTTTAGAACGCTTTCTGGTAACTCTCTTTGCAGTTTTACATGATCTGCATGAGCAAATGCCTTCGTGCCATCTTCTAGCTCCGCCATCTCGCAAAGCATGACAGTTGATTGCTTGAGGGGATCATCACTATTTATCATGGCTTGAACCTTGACCCTGTTAGACCTAGTAATTGGTTTAAAAAATAAATCAACTATAGGTGTGCCATCGGCTTTTTTTAGAGTGAATTTTCTTCTTTCGTTTAAGTCAAATGACCCAACGAGTAAATCAACTGTTCTTTGATTAGCCATAAATTATTAAGCTGCGTTTGTAATAGCACCAGAAGTAATAAAGCTAACACTTACTGTTTCCAAATCACCTGTAGTAGCGGAAAGAGTTGTTCCTGTAGTAATTCCAGAAAAACTTACTTTTTTAGATCCAGAAGTATCTAAAAATAATTCAAATTGTGCATCAGCAGCATCTTCAGTTGTTAAAATATCAGCAAGTAAATTTGCAGTTTCATTTCCACTAGCTGCTGTATATAAAAAGTCTATAGAACCAGATCCAGAAATTAGTCCACCAACAAAAGCTCTTGATGTTGCTCCGTGAGCAGTTACATCCAAAGTTTCTTTCGCTATGTCCAATGACCAACCAGTAGTTGATACTACTGCTTCAGTTGTTCCAGATCCATTTTTAAACTTTACAGATCCTTCTTCACCTCTAAAAAACGCCATGATTTTTAAAAAAAAATAAGATTTAAAATTATATTAACCTTTTTTCGCTTCTTTCACAGCACCCTCTTTTATTTTCCTCATATATTGTTCACAACGTGGGTCCCACAATGCTGGATTTCGCTTGCCTTTTACCTTCTCGATGATGTCAAGCATTTCTTCAGTAATTTCCATTAGAGACTCTCAATTATTTGAAAGTTAACCGATAAAACACTTTGAACAAAACCTTGAGGACTTGCAGCTTCTAAAACATTAGGTCCTTCAGGTGGTTCAAAATATAAATCAGATATAACAACTCTATTATATAGATCCCTTATTCTTTTGGCTATAGTCAGATTGTCTCCGAGTCCAACACCTATCTTTGTAAAAATATTTATTGTAATATTTCCAATTTGTGAATTTTTAGAATCAGAGGTGCCTCCGAGTGTCAGATATTCTCCAGATCCAAAGTTTACCAAACATTGAACAAAACTTGTCTCGCTCGTCGGAGTGAAAGGTTGATTTGCAAATATAGTTGTAATTGCTGGTGAGCTTGCCATTTCAGTAGCAAGTCTCGCTTCTATTGTTTGACGGACAGTATTTAAATCAAGTGCAGCCATTAGTTTTTAGATTTAAGCTTTTTGATAAACTTAACAGTTTCTGCAACTTGTAAGTTTGGCCACCCTTTCTGATTACCTGATTTTTCTTTCACTGGATATCCTTTGCCCCAACTTGGAGGTGTGTTTGTGCCATAACAGACTGCTTCTGCATAAGGCAGTGGATTAATCAAAGTATAGGTGTTGCCCCTTTTCTCTTTTGTATAATTTATTTTTTGTAAAGGTATGTTGGCAGATTTTTGATTTGTATGAGGACCAGTAATAATAGGTGCTTTTTTACTATTTTGTGCAACTTGCCAGTTTCCTCTAAATCTTCCAGTATCAACAGGAGACGCTTGCTTTAATCTGAAATCTAAATTAAGAACAGCCAAACGTATAACTTCATCGTATTCTTCTCCGAAAAATTTACCAATCTCGTTGATTTTAATTTTTTTACTCATTTTCTCAAAAACAAGGTGAAAGTTACTGCAACATTATTTTGCTCTTCTTTTTGGATTCTTATGATTTGAAAGACTTGACTTGATATAACAACTTTATCTGTTGTCGTGGGTGTAAATGAAAGGTCAGAGGCAGCAATTGTTAATTTTTGATCTGTACCTTGTATTAGATCGTTTTCTTCTCGTTGGTTGACTTGCTCTAAAAAACCTTTGACAGTTGTATCTGAAGTCGATTCACTTAAAGTACCTGTTGCAGTATTATATGAGCCAGTTGTAATTCTTCTTATCGTCACGTCTCCACCTAGCTTTTTAAGAGCTTTAGAAGCAGCTTTTCTTAGAGCAGACGATATAGACATCAGAGTGAATATGCAATAACTGTTCCACTGTCTAATTTAACGCTTGTTATCACTCCACAAATTTCAGCAGTTGATTTAAATTGAAGTGATGTAAGATCTCCCGAAACATTCTCAGCTACTAAAGTATTTATCACTGAGTCTTGCAATGCGACAACCTTTCCAAACCTTCCAGTATGGGCAGCAGTATCATTGATTATTTTTGCTGCTGGATATTCATAACCATAACCCATCATTAAGACCTCTTTAGTTGTAAGTTTGCTCTTCCACCTATTCTAATACCCATTAAGTAATGATCAACTATTGGTGGGATTCGATCAATACCTGTGGAACCATAAAACCGAGGTGTAACGTTTAAACTTCCAATATTAACAGATTGGAAATCCTCCAGACCACTTAGTTCTAACCCGTTCCTGTTGTTATTTAAATATACAGCCAAAATGACCTGTGCATTCTTTACTCGATCTGGTATTTCAGTGTCGGTGTAATAATCAGCAACTAATCTATTTGGAAAAGATAGGCCATAAAGGTTTGTGTAAGTGTCTGGTTTGCGAACACCAGATCTTGGCCATTCAAGAGCCTGAGTGTCATTTACACGAGCTCCGAGGAACTTTTCTCGATCAATTCTTTGTGCAGCCGTGAACAAAGCACGATTTTTATTATCGTTACTGGAACCATCCCATGCAGCAGCATCATCACTAAGGACTAAGCCCTCAATAAATGAATTTGCATCATCAAGAGTAATATAGGTGTTTGCGTTTGCACCACCAACAGTTGCATCAAGTGATATCGCCATCGAGTTTTACCTTTTTGGGCTTAG